GAGTTGAAGAAGCTCGCCCAGAACTTCAAGCAGATCGACAAGGCTCTCGCTAACGCGAACCTCGCCGCCGAGAACATCCAGTTCAAGTTCGACGCTGACTTGAAGGCCTACGACGCTCCGGTGAACCGCAACAACTTCACGTCTGCTTACAAGGAGGTGGATCAGTTCGAAAAGTCGGCGCAGATCGAACAGGAAGTTCGTCAGCTGAAGATCAACGCAGCAAAGATCGCCATAGCTAACCAGACGACTGGTATGCAGGAGGCTGAAAAGCTCATCGGTTCTCTGATGAAGGAGAAGGTGGCTCTGGAGGGTGTGGTTGGTGCCAACAATGCCAACAACAGTGCCCTTGCCGCTGTGAAGCAGCAGCTCCAGACTGCTGAAGGTGAGATGGAGCGGTACCGTCAGCAGATCGATGGGACCAGTGAAGCCCTCAAGCGTATGGAGACGGAGCAGCAGGCTCAGACTCAGCCGAAGCCCAAGCCGACGTTCTTCGAGCAGCTCAACACTGGCTTCAAGGCATGGGAGATTCAGAACAAGCAGTTCCAGACCCTGCTGACACAACTGGCAGAAAAGGTTCCGCAGATACTGAACACTGTCTCTGGCAGCTTTGCCGATGCCGTCGTATCGATGGTTGATGGTACGAAGTCTGTCGGGCAGGCTTTCGGCGATATGGCTCGGTCTGTCGTCAAGTCCCTGTTGCAGATGGTTGTCCAGATGCTCGCCACGGCTGCCATCAAGATGGCTCTGAAGTTCCTCTTCCCCGGCGCTGGCCTCGCACTGTCGTCGGGTGGTTCTGTGCCTGACAGCAGTTCCGTGGGTGGAGGTACTGGCGGTGGCTACGGCACCTACCGCGCTGGTGGTATGGCGCGTAAGCGGTTCGCTGGTGGTGGTCAGAACCGTGACAGCATCAACGCCGTGCTGATGCCTGGTGAGTTTGTCCTGCGTCGTGCAGCCGCACGGTCTATCGGTCGGGACACGCTGGACCACATCAACAACATGGGCAACCGGAAGCTCAGCGAACCGATGGGCGCTGTCGGCGACTTCGGCAACGAGATGGCCGATCAGCGGACGGCCGACCGGTCGCGCAAGAAGGAGGGTGAGCAGAACGTGACCAACGTCTGGATCGTCCCCGAGGGTCAGCAGCCGCCGCCCCCGAGCGCGAAGGACATCGTGGCTATCGTGAACAGCGACATTGTGCGCGGTGGTCAGACTCGTGTACTGATCAAGTCGATTGTGAATGGACGTGGATAATGGATACCTTCAACTTCCCTTTTCATCGCCTGCGAGTAGAGTACCCGCCGACTGCCCCGAACATTCAGCTCGGTAGGAGCTACGTGTTCGCGTCCCGCCCGCTGGGGCCGTTCCAGCGGAAGTTCATCCTGTCGTTCGAGTCGATGGTGATGTACCAAAACGTCGACAAGACAGCCGATCTGGTTACCCAGCCCCAGATCAACTTCCTGCTGCTCGACAAGTTCTACAAAGACCACGGTACTCACGAGGTCTTCATCTATCCGCACGAGCTGGAAGGCAACATGGAAGTTCGCTTCGCCGATCCTTTCAAGTGGCCGGATGGTCACGTTGGTGGTAATGGTGCCGTGAAGCCATTCGAAATCAATCTGATCGAGGTGATCTCGTGACAACGATTCCTATCGAGCATCTGAGGGACGCACAGCTACTGACGGCTGATGCTCAGATCGACCTCTGGGAAGTGGTCCTGCGTAAGAATCAGGGGACCATCTACCTCACACCAGCCCGCGCTGTCCTGTGGCAGGGGCACACTTACGACTCCACTCCGATCCTCTTGGGTGCTGAGAAGCAGTCCTCGGATGAAGAAGTGTCGCGTCCTCCGCTGACCATCTTCAATCCCGAGAACGTCTTTGCGTCGTTCGTGGTGACCCGCATCTTGGAGAAGTCCATCGTCAAGCGGAAGCGCCTCCTCAAGGCCAACCTGGATGCGGACCTTCCTATCTTCGAACAGAAGACGTGGTTCATCGGTCGAGTGACCTCGTTCGTGCGCGGCACATTGACCGTGGAGCTGCGGAATCTGCTTGACGCTCCCAACTTCACCATGCCACGTCGTCAGTACGTTCCGCCTGACTTCCCCACGGTGTCGCTGCAATGAAATCTCGTCACGCCCATCTGGAAGGCCGTCGCTATCAGTGGGAGACGGCCGATTGCTACACTGCGATGCAGGACTGGTATCGCGATGTGGGTGGGATCATTCTGCCCAACTACATTCGTCCCATCGATCATGGAGAGGTGGGCGTCGATCTATACAGGGAGAACTTCCATCGAGAAGGGTTCCGTCTTCTCGACGACGTTCCGATGCACGACCTCAAGATCGGCGACGGCTTCCTCATCAGCATCCAGTCTTCGGTGGCGACCCATGCAGCGGTCTACGTCGGCGGCAATGAGATTTTCCACCATCCCCAGGGCCGTCTCTCGATCACCGAACCCTACAAAGGTATCTGGAAGAAGTACACGGTCGCGACACTTCGTCACCCACAGGTCGCCGAAAACCTGAAGCAATACGAAGAGAAAGTCGATATTGGTACCCTCCTGCCGCCACACCTCAAGAGGATATACAATGAATACCAGCGAACTCATGGAGAAGAGGGAGGGACCGGAGGAGAGGTGCGGGTTCATCCTGAAGGACGGGACCATAGTCGAGGTGAAGAACCAAAGTCCTCGACCTGAAGCAGCCTTCGATATTGATGCGCAGGACATCATCAAGCATCTGGACGTGATGGCAGCCACCTGGCACACCCACGTCGAAACGTCCTCCTATCCCAGCGGTGCCGACTACGTCTGCTTCCAGAACTGGCCGCATCTGAAGCATTACATCGTTGGCAGCGACGGTGTGAAGTGCTACAAGCTCGACGGCAAACGGGTTGTCGAAGACACATGATCACCATTCATCTCCATGGACCACAAGCGCACCTCGTTCCGGGGCCGCTTTCGTTTGCCGTGGAGACTGTGGCTGAGGCCATCAAGGCGTTCAGCAGCCAGATGAAGCATGTCCTGCGACCCATTCCGGGCCAGGAGCGCATCGTCTACAGCGGCACGAACGCTCGCACTCCCGACGATCTGCTCAAGGTCCGTGACGAAGACGTCGAGGTCCATCTGGTCCCGTCCATCTTGGGCGGCGGCGGCAAGGGTGGCCTGATGTCGATTCTGATGATCGTCGTGGGCATCCTGATTATCGCTGTGACGTGGTGGACTGGTTTCGGCGCAGCAGCTGGTGCCTCACTGATCGCGACGCAGATGGCGGGCATGCTCTACGGTATGGGAGCTGCCCTCATCTTGGGCGGCTTGCTGTCGCTGATGTCAGCACCGGCTCCTGACAACACGGCCAATCAGGACACCACCTTCACGACCACAGCCGATCCCGGTTCTTCGCGCTATCTCGGCTCGCCCAAGAACACGGTGAAGTCTGGCACCCGAGTCAACATCGCATTCGGCGAGAACAAGATCGCCGGTCACTACCTCTCGTTCAACATCGACTCGACCGATGGTGTGGACACGGCTTTGAAGCCGATCAACATCGGCACTGATCCCGATATTCCCGATGACGGTTCCGCCGCCACCAATCCATCTGAGAGTTACCCGTGACAGACCTTCCGAAAATCTCCGGACGCGGCTTTGGTGGTGGTCAACAGTCCCAGCAACAGCAGCAGCAGCCCCAGATCACGAACACGCCCGATAACCTTCGGTCGACGGATCATCTTGAGTTCGTGCTGGGTCTGGGCCAGGGCCGTTTCAAAGGCCTCAAGGGCAAGAGCGCCAAGAACTTCTACGTGGGCGATACCCCGCTCATGTCGCCGGACGGTGTCGCGAACTTCAACAACTTCAACCTCGATCTCTACGACGGCGACGGCATCAACAACACCGTGGTCCTGTCTCAGACTGGTGCAGCGATTTCTCACCAGGTGAACGTGACCCTGTCGAAGAACTTGCCGGTTGTTCGCCAGGGCACGGTGAGCGCCACCGTGGTTCGAGTCGCTACCCTACCCGCAGCTGGTACTTACATCGGTGAAGTCTATTACGTGACCGAAGACGGTACGACGCGAGCCATGGGTTACTGGCTCTGGACCGATAAGGGTTGGCGTCGCACGAACAATCCCTACGTCAACTTCCTGCAGTTCCGCTTTGTCATCTCGCAGCTCTACAGCCAGAACAAGAGCGGCAACTACAATCACTATGCGGACGTGAAGGTCGAAATCAAGCGGTCGGATGAGCCTGACACGGCTTACGTTCCTGCGTTCTATCGAAACGCTTCGGGCACTCTGATGACCCGCAAGATCGGCGGTGGTGCAGAGGACGAACCGGCACCGTCGTCTCCTGGCATCATCGACTCGATCCGGTTCTACGGCAAGACGCAGCAGCAGGCTTCCAAGGTCTACCGTGTACCGGTGGTGGGCATTAACGTCCCGTACACGATCCGTGTCACGTTGCTGACGGACGACGAGTACCAGAACGGTGACCAGATCAACAAGGCGACGATTGCCCTGGAGAGCTTTCAGGAAGTCACGTCCTCTGCGCTGCGGCTGGATGATCTGGCCTTCATTCATGCAACTGC